TTAGGCTCCGCCTGGCGCCGCATAGCCGCCGACAAAAAACCAGCCCAGAAAAACAACGGCGACGATAAAAATAGCCACCGGAAAAAGAATACCCAGTCTCATGATTGAGCCCCTGTAAGTGCGATTCGTGGCGAATATCATACGGGATTTCACCGTAGATTAGTCAATATGAAAAAATCTTCCCTGACGACGAGACTGCTTATCCAGATACATCGCGTCGTCGGCGGCGCGTAGCGCCTGTTCTACGTCAATCTGCTGCGGGTCGGCCTCAATAACGCCAAAGCTGGCGCCCGGGTAGTTAATTCGGTGCTCGCCAAGGAAATAGATCCCCGTCAGCGCTTGACGTAACGCGGGGATATACTCCTGCTGGTCGGCTAATTCACAGCCCGGCCCGACAATTAAAAATTCATCGCCGCCGAGACGGCCGACAATGTCGCCGCTGCGCACGTGAGCCGCGAGACGTTCGCCAACCTGAATCAGAAAGCTATCGCCGCACGGATGGCCGAATCGATCGTTGATTGCTTTAAAATCGTCGAGATCGATAAAAATCAGTAGCATGCTGCGCCCCTGTTCGCGGGCCCGTGGAAACTGCGCGGCAAGATACTTAAACAGCGAGCGGCGATTCGGTAAACCGGTGAGCTCATCGGTGTACGAGTGCATTTCAAGCGCGACGTTGGCAGAACGAAGCTGCTGCACCAGCGACTCTTTTTCCACGTAGTGGGCGATGAGGTTGGCGAATAAATTCATAACCTGCTCACCCTCAAGGTTATAGGGCTGTCTTACCCGGCTAGTGGCGCACAGCGTGCCGAATAATGAGCCGTCGGTCAGACGCACAGGAATGCTGAAAAAGGTGGCGATGCCCAAATCCTGCGCGGCGATACACGAACGCCAGCGTTCGGCGACATCGTTACTGAAAAGGCAACGCTCGTCGAGCGCACGTTTACATAGCGAGTCGTTCCATGGGACGGAGAACCCTTCGGGGATCTGCATTTCGCTGCTGTTATGCGCATACATAATCAGCTGTCGCTGCGCGTCGAAGTCAATACGCGTCAGGTAGGTGGATTCCATTCGGGTAACAAGCTCCAGCATCTCAAGCAGCTGTCGCACCAAAGTTTCGAGGGAGTGTTCATTGGCGAGCGTTTGCGTCACGCGAGCGAGAATAAAATCGGACATGAGGAATACGGCTCCCGAACGCTAATCGTAACTACCAGCAAGCTATGCTAAACAACAATCAGCGCAGAATTAACAGAGATACACAAAATTTAACACATCTGTTAGGAGAATACCTGCATCCGCGGCGGGAAAAAAGCCCCGTCGGGTGCGTTGGAAACACCCGGAACAAGGGGCTTTCAACGGTACAATGCGGAGTTGCGCGGCACGCAAGACCATTGAAAGCCATAACTAATTACCTATCCGTGGACATTATGTGGACATTTCACGCATCGGCGCTACCTCTCAGCGGGTTAAGCGAGATCGCGTCCTGAAGATATTCCGGTGCAAAGTGAGCGTAGGCCATAGTTTGCTCAATTCGCGCATGCCCAAGGATCCTCTGTAACGTAATGATGCTTCCCCCATTAATCATAAAGTGCGTCGCGAAACTGTGGCGTAGTGCATGCGTCGCCTGGCCGGTCGGAAGATCAGGTTTTACTTCCCTGAGTATCTGCCTGAAGTCAGAATAAGACGCCTTACCAAATAACAACCCTCGCTTACCATCCGCTATGAGTTTTGCCACTTCCGCTGAAACTGGAACAGTACGCTGCTTGTTACTCTTGGTTTTAACGAACGTCACTCGGTTCTGTATGATGTTTTCTGCCTTGAGTCGAGCCGCTTCACCCCAACGAGCTCCTGTACTTAAACAGAGAACGGCTATCTTCTTGTTGTCGCCATCCAGTCTAAAGAGCAAGTGCTTGATTTCGTCCTCTGTCAGATAGCCAGTTTCGGGGACTTCTTCTTTCAACTTCTTCCTGCCCCTGATCGGATGTTCACCCGAAAACAACTCGGCCTCGATAAGCGCGGTGAACATGCCACTGATGCTGTTGAGGTCACGGTTGATGGTAGAAGCTTTAATGCCCTGGCTTCTTCTTGCCGCGTAATACTGACTAATCAGCGCTTTCGTAATCTGAAAAGCACAAGGATCGTCGGTAATCCTGCAAAACACGTCTAACTTGTTGCGGTTTATCCTACCGTGCTCCTCATGCTTGCCTTTCAAATTCCACCAAAGCTGTATCAGTTCAGACAGATGCCGCTTATCCGTCGGTTTTGATAACCATTCTTTGGTGTGGTGGTTGAACTGGGTATGCTTCTCGAAAGCTACCGCTTCACTTTTCTTATCAAACTTCCTGCGGATACGCTTTCCATTGCGACCAGCAGGCCTGATGTCCACTTCATATCGACCATCATCGAGTTTCTTAATAGTCATAAGAAAACCCTCCGATGGGTGCGCTTGCCTTTAGGCCTTAACGCGTTGCAATTATGTGATGAATACTTTTCGACCAATAATAGACATTTGAAATGTATGTAGGACTGGTTAATTGTTAACCAGTCTTTTGGTCTGAGTGCTGCGAGGTTGTTAAGTCTTGCCCAAAGTGTGCGAGGGCCGGTGCGATTTGACCGGCTTCAGGCGAAACCTGATCGGTCATAAACCACAGGGTGTATTTCATGAATCTGGGGTGTTGTAGCAGTCTCATTATCGCTTCAACGCCTGGCTTTTTATCACCTGCTTCATAGCCACAAAATGAGCCGTAAGCAATGCCAGTTAATTCACTGATTTCTTTCCTATTTAGCCTTTCGGATTCCCTAATGAGCTTGATTTTTTCATGAACTGGGGTTGACATGAGTCCTCCATAAGATGATTATTCCCTTATAAGGAAATAATTTCCGAATAAGGAATTTTTACAGATAGGCAATTAAATACAATTAAGAGCAATTAATTACCCAAAAGGAGAATGTAACAGATGAGCAAACAGCTTGTAAGTAGCACGGATGCTGTGCCTTATCAGGAGTTCGCCAGACTCATCGGGAAAACCCCTGCTGCGGTGAAGGGCATGATCGAAAAAGGGAAGCTTCCTGTAATCGAGATGACCGATCCCCAGTCTACTTCTGGCCGTGCGGGCGAGTACTGGGTTTACCTGCCAGCCTGGAACAACGGCATGAAACTGGCCTACGAAAGTCGTCCAAAGGAGATCAGGGAAGGGTGGTTGATGTGGCTTGGTCTCGGTGAGTCAGGTCGATAGCCGGTTTCAGGGGAGGAAACATGAAGAACGGTAGCCGCGGATCAGTATCACAACTCAATAGCAAAACCAGCCTCTACTGTGGTTTTACTATTCTGAAACTCCCACGCAAAAAACCGTACAACCGCCAGCGCTATCAAATTACGCACACAGGCCATTATTACGGCATTGACTTTGCTTTATCAGAAGCATGCCGAACGATTGACAGAATCATGAGTAAAAAGCGGTTTATTGCTTTTTAATCTCTGGGGGCGAAAAATGAAACTCGAATATGCAGACAAAATTAACTCGCTTTTACAATGCTTCCATTTCAATAAAGAGTTTCTGGAATGGAATCATGATTACTCTCTCCAGCTTTTACGTCATGGCGTATCCCACCTTTATCATTTCGCAATGCTTCAAGGCGAGAATGATGAATGCACCCTTGAAGAACTCCGCAACATCATTATTTCCGTCACCGATGGTGAGATCCCTAAACCATATGACCTGCTATCTCTTGGCGCTGAGCAACTGAAGAGGGCTATGACGTTTGTTCAGCCGCAAGCGGTAACCGTAGAGGTTACACCGGAGATCCTGGAACACCTGAAACTGGGAGCTAGAGCCTCCTGGCGGCTGGAGCCCCCTCGCTTTAACTGATCATCGGAGTACGCCATGTTCACCGAAGAAAAAACATCTTGGGAACAGGAAATGCTGATACGCGAGGCGATAGAAAATGCTGAGCAGGGTTTCACTGTCCACCTGAGAAATGGTGCGCGTATTACAGTCAGCTCTAACAGCCCATCAATTGATATAATTATTTACGGTCTGGAGAAAGCAATTCGCGGTAATCACGATCGCGCGCGAATGACCTTTATTGATTTCATGTATTACTGGCATGAAAGGATATTTAAGCAGATTAAAAGAAAGCCGCGCCCTAACCACTAATTAACCAGCATTAAAAACAACGGCATTCATTTTGCCGGGGATTCGTTTTGCCTTTTTCAGGAGGTTGCATGTCGGTTACGTCAATAAAGCCGGAAGGCGGAATAAGCGATCCAGAGTTTATGGGAATCAGCACCAATGCGCGCAAAGGCGAGCGCGCCCACTTACTCGGATTGCTGCGCATCCGTATGGGCCTGCTGAAAGAGCAAGGCCTTACCCCCGAAGAGATTTATTCAGCACTTGAGCAGTGGATAGCCAACCACGAAACAATCACCAGCGAGGGCAGTAGACTATGAATCACGTAATGATCGATTTGATTAACGTTAGTAAGAAACCGTCATCACCTCTGTGTGCCATTGAAGCTGTGTTTTTTGAACCCTCAACAGGGCAGATCGGAAAGGTTTTTTATTCTTCGATAGACATTCGTAAATCTGAAAGCTTGAAGGGCCGTATCAGCATTAGTACGGCATTCGATTGGATGAAAAAAGACTCTCACTGGCGCGCCGAAGTAATGAGCGCAACCGAAGCTGAAGAAGATGCACTTTGCAGCCTTGCTTCTTTCATCGCCGACAACACCTGTCCCCGGAACGCGGCGTTATTCGTATGGTTCAAAGATGCCCCGGAAAAACTGGTTTCACTTCGTTATGCCGTGGATCGCTTAGAGGTGTCAGGCATTTTACCTGAAGGCACAAAATACCGCTGCATTCGTTCACTTCTCGACCTTGCTGCTGCCACAGACTATGCGCCTCATGCGAGAAGCGCCCTGGCATGTTACACGCTCACTGACGCGCGATATCAAGCGGAGCAAGTCTGCGAAATCTGGCAGCGCTTAACCTCCCCACACATTGGATCGCTGTGAGGGCCGCCATGCATTCGCATTTATCTGTTGTTTGTAACGCGCCGTTGCCGGTTTGTAAGAGGGCGCTTGCCGCCCTGAATTGCTTTGCTCGTGGACAGCGTAATTACACCCGCGTCAAGCCACACGCCTATCTCGTGATCCGCATTGGCCTCCGTTGGCGTTTGCTCAGCAAAAACGGTGGTAAGCAGTGGCGACTGATGACCCATGAAACCTATAACCAGGAATGCCGCAAATGATTAAGTCACCTCTTAAGTGGGCTGGCGGTAAAACCCGCGTGTTGCCGGAGCTGCTGAAGCACTTACCTAAAGCCGATTGCTTGATTGAGCCCTTTATAGGCAGTGGCACAGTCTTTATGAATACGGAATACCGCCGCTATGTGCTTTGTGACAGCAATCGCGCATTGATCAATTTCTTCCTCGCGCTCAGGGAAGACCCTGAAAGATTGATACTGATCGCCAGGAACGTATTCAGAAATGGCAATAACGAAGATAGCTATTACGAAGAGCGCAAGTTGTTCAACCACCTGTCGTGGGATGACGAGTGTGCAGATGATTACGTTGTACGGTGGGCGGCCTCATTTTTATACCTGAACCGCCACTGCTTTAACGGACTTTATCGCACCAACAGGGATGGCGGTTTCAATGTTCCATTTGGCAGCTATAAGGCGCCTTATTTTCCAGAAGCAGAAATGCGCCTATTTGCCGAAAAGGCGCGGGATACTCACGCGCTCTTTCTTTGTAATGATTTTCGTACTTCCATTCCGTACGTCGCCAGGAATCGCCTGGACTCCGTGATTTACTGCGATCCGCCGTACATCCCGACTAGCAAAACAGCCAATTTTACCGCTTACGGCAAGCCATTTACCTTGGACGATCACCGCGCTTTGGTTACGGCGCTACTGGACGTTAATCGCCGGCATGGCATGCGCTCGGTCATCTCAAATAGCGACACACCAGAAACCCGCGAGATCTATTCCGCTTTCAATCTCCACGCTTTCAGAGTTCGCCGTTCCGTTAGCGCTAAAAGCCGCGATATGGCCGGTGAAGTGATTGGCGTTCTTCGCGTGTGTGGTGGTTGCGGTCGTTCTGGTGGTGGAGATTGCCCGGACTGTGGGGCGGTGATGGGTGATGCGACATATGCCGAAATGTTTGGCGCGCCGTCTTGTGGAAGCGTTGGCTTTGCAAATTAAGATTCGAAGGTGAGTTATGCCTGACTCCACATCCCTTGCATGGAGCTGGAATGCAAGAAAGCAGCCAGTAAACCCCTATGCTGTTGATGCGCCTGCACGGAAACCATCTGCGCTGGCCGTCTGGATTGCTCTTTATGAGCAGGATAAAAGCGATCAACGCGAGCAGGCTGAAGCAATGAGTCGTGCAGCAGAAGAGTACCTCTTTTCTGTTGCACATTGCGATCCCTGGCACTATGACGAATTGAATGATGCGCTGATTGAGAAAGCTAAGCGACATGCAGAACTCCATCGTGTTGATCCTCTTACCCTGATTCGTGATAACGTCGCCAGCTTGCCTGGTTTCCTGCGCAAGCCGCTGGAAACTAGGATTAAGTATTTGGAAAAATCAGAAGATCCGCGCCATTTGCCTACCTATCTGAATGAGGTCATTACTCCCTCATTAGTGAGGATTGACAAGGTCCGTGCTAACCAGGCGTCGCTGTCATTCCAGGCCATGGCTGGCAGGGATAGCCTTGATCAACTCCTTCGACTTGCTGAACTGAATCAGCGGGAGGTTAAGCGGCTTTCAACGCTGGTCGCAGCGCACATTGATATGATTTTTATCCAGCTTTGCGGTGAGATGCTGACCGATGAATTAGCTTCTCCCATCGTAATACTGGAGCTCTATCGTCGTGTGGCGGCCGAAGTGTCACGCCTCGATGTTATCCCGCCGGGTTATGAAGCGCTCCGCAGCAAACATAATCGCCGCAACCCGATTAACTACGAGTTGATACCGGGCGCGCTTGCCCGTATGCGTTGTGCTGACTGGTGGCAACGTAAGCTGTGGCAACTCCGCAACGAATGGCGGGAAGAGTTGCTTCGGGCAGCGTGCCTTGTTCATCGGCACGCATCACCTTATGTCAGCCATGACATCCTGTTGCAGAAGCGGGAACAACGCCGTAAGGCGATGGATTTTTTCCGCAACCATGATCTGATTAACGAAGATGGCGACACGCTCAACATGGAGGATGTGGTGCTTGCAAGTGCCAGCAATCCAGCGCACCGTCGTAATGAGATGATGGCCTGTGTCAAAGGCCTGGAATTGATAGCTGAAATGCGTGGCGACTGCGCCATGTTCTATACCATCACCTGTCCTTCTAAGTACCACGCCACACTGATGAACGGGAAGCCTAACCCTACATGGGATCACTCGACAGTTAGGAAAAGCAGCGACTATCTGGTTGATACGTTTGCGGCATTCCGTAAGGCAATGCACAAAAAGGAGCTGCGCTGGTACGGCGTCCGCGTAGCCGAACCACATCACGATGGCACTGTGCACTGGCATTTATTGTGTTTTATGCGCAAAAAACATCGACGTGCAATCACAGAGCTGCTGCGTCGTTTCGCTATCCGAGAAGATCGCGCCGAACTTGGCAATAACACTGGCGCTCGTTTCAAGTCAAAGCTGATAGACCCGCGCAAGGGGACTCCGGCTAGTTATATTGCAAAGTACGTCAGTAAAAACATCGATGGGCGTGGGCTGGGTGACACCGTCAGCAAGGAGACGGGTAAATCACTACGTGATAGTGCCGAGCACGTCACTGCGTGGGCATCGTTGCACCGTGTTCAACAATTTCGTTTTTTTGGGATTCCAGGCCGCCAGGCGTACCGCGAGTTACGATTGTTCGCATCGCAGGCAACTCGTGCAATGAAAACCAGCAAACCGGGTGCTCCGGTACTTATGGATCCAAAACTGGACGCTGTGCTTGCTGCTGCTGATGTTGGCTGTTTTGCCACTTACATCATGAAGCAGGGCGGTGTACTTGTTCCCCGCAAAAATTACCTCATTCATACCGCCTACGAGCCGACAGTCGAACCAGGAACCTATGGCGATCACGGGATTCGTATTTATGGCATTTGGTCGCCAATCACCGGTAAGGAAAACAAAATATGCACGCATGTCCATACCTGGAAGATGGTGAAGAAGGCTCCCGTTAACCCAGGCGCTGAAAGCGCCGCCCAGGGCGACCCCGTCGCCCCTTGGACTCGTGGCAATAACTGTCCCCAGCCCTAAAAAATGAGGTGCAGGGAACAGGGAATGACAGAGGGGGATTGGGTCAAAAGAGGCTTGTTATACTAGGATCATCTTTGTCGTGAGGTAATCGTTCCTGAGGGGTAGGACAAGGGGATGATGCTGCGTATAATATTCATAAATGAACTTGGGAACTGAGTATAAAAAATTGAAAGCTATTGATTTATTTGCTGGTGCTGGTGGCTTTTCTCTTGCAGCTTACAAGGTGGGCATTGATGTCCAGGCTGCAATCGAGTTGGATAAACTAGCTTCAGAAACATATTACATGAATTTAGTTGATAAGCGAAAAGCCCAAACTCAGGTTTTTTCTCAAGATATCAATAGCGTAGATATAGATTCTTTGATGAAATTTCAAGGTATCAATGCTGGTGAGCTTGATTTGATTCTAGGTGGTCCACCCTGTCAAGGATTCTCTACCCATCGGATCAACAATGCTGGTAAGAATGATCCACGTAACTTATTGTTAATTCGCTATTTTGATTTTGTTAAAAAATTTAGGCCAAAAGTATTTCTGGTTGAAAACGTTCCTGGATTGCTTTGGCCTCGTCATGCCGAATATTTAAGCAGATTCATGGCATTATCACATGAGCATGGTTATAAGATTATTGGTAAAAAACCGTTCATCTTGAATGCTAGAGACTACGGGGTTCCTCAAAACAGAAAGCGTGCTTTTATCCTCGCTGTTAGAGAAGACATTGATACCGAGGGTTTTGTATGGCCTCCGGAGCCAACTCACACTAAAGTCGGTGACAATTCTTGGGTTACATCATCCTGCGTCTTTGAAAGTCCATCTAAATCAGTACTAATTGAATTCAAAGAGCGACTGGTTGAAAAGTTTCACGTGTCCTTAGAGCAGGCTGAACATTGTATCGAAAAGTTGGTCTGGGGCTTACCTATTGCTACAGATGATCCTTGTAATGTCCATATGGAACACTCAGCTGAGTTAACTGAGCTGTTCAAAAAAACCCCATTATTAGGTGATCGTACTGAGTCAGGTCGACAGCTTGAATGTCATAAAAATTATAATGGTCATTTGGATGTATATGGTCGTATTTACCCACATTTGCCATCAAATACAATCACAACTGGATGTAACAATCCATCAAAAGGGAGGTTTGTCCATCCTTGGCTAAATCATGGGATTACTCTAAGGCATGCTGCACGCTTACAAACGTTTCCAGATGATTATATTTTCAGTGGTGGTTCCATGGCAGTTGCTAAACAAATTGGTAATGCCGTCCCCATAAAGCTAGGCGAAGCACTGCTAAAACCTATTATTAGATTACTATTAACACAACAATCTGTACGTGATATACCACAGAGTGAAAAGGTTTATTTTGATAAGGAATGTATTCGATGACAGACCACGTCACTTTTCAAACTAGAGCAAGAACTATTGACCATCTTGGACGAGAACAAATCGCCGATTGCCCGACAGCAATCTCGGAATTATGGAAAAACGCATATGATGCTTATGCTCGTGATGTAGCACTGCACATTTTTGATGGAGAAGCTAAAGTTTCAGCCATTGTAGACAACGGTCACGGAATGAATCGTGATGAGTTTGAGACGAAATGGTTAGTTGTTGGAACAGAGTCTAAAACAAATGGTTTTAGGATTCCTGAGGAGGATCGGGATGGTCTTCCAGAACGCCCTAAACAGGGGCAAAAAGGTATAGGCCGTTTATCTTCTGCGGCTATTGGGCCGCTTCTCTTATTAATCTCAAAAAGGAAAAAAAGTGATTATGTTGCTGCATTGATCGATTGGCGATTATTTGAAAATCCGTTCTTATTTCTGAGCGATGTACAAATACCGGTAAGAGAGTTTAGTCACAAGAGTGATTTGGCTGAAACATTGCCATTACTCTTTGACCAAATGATGGGGAATATTTGGGGGAGTAAGGAGGATCCTCAACGCACAAATAGAATCGCACAAGCATGGGCAGCTTTTAGTGAGCAAGAGCTTCGTGACGGAGCTGAACAGACAACCCAAGAGAAAATTGAACAAACATTAATTAAAGATGTATTCAAAGAAGAACATTTCCAAAAATGGTCTGTATGGACTGGTGAGTCATCACATGGAACAGCAATGTACATTGCGGAGGTCCAATATGATATTCATGTTCAATTATCTACGACTCCCTTAAACCAAGCAGAAGATACTGAGAAAAGTACTCGAGAAAGATTCTTCCAAACATTATCCAATTTTACTGACCCATTTTCGAGAGGTAGTGAACCTTTAATCACTGATTTCAATTACAGTGTTACAGGTTGGGTGAATAATATCCCTCAAATAATTATTGGTAAAGACAGAGAATTTGATCTTCGTAATCTTGAAGAGCTCGAACATATCATTGAGGGATATGTCGATGGTGATGGTTACTTTAAAGGAAGAGTCAGGGTTTTCGGGGAGTGGATAGAAGACTATATAATAAAGCCTAAACAGGCTTACAAAACTCGAAAAGACAGCGCTTTCGGACCTTTTTATATACGTATTGGTACTTTCGAAGTAAATGTTAATAGTTCTTCCTTGAATAGTACTCAACATGCTCAAATTTCTGAGCAAACTGATAAATATGGTGGGTTCAGGGTTTATCGTGACGGTCTGCGAGTAATGCCTTATGGAAGAGTCGATAGTGATTATTTTTCCATCGAAGAGCGACGTTCTAAAAATGCTGGTCGGTATTTTTGGTCAAGTCGACGTATGTTTGGACGCATTGCAATTTCACGAGAGTATAATCCCAACCTTAAGGATAAGGCTGGCAGAGAAGGGTTTATTGAAAACCGTGCATCGAAACTCTTTAGAGAAATTGTTGAAAAGATTTTACTTGATTCAGCTGATAGATTTTTTGGTTCTTATGCTAAAGATAGGAAAAGTACCATTGAAGATATAAGAACCAAAAAAGCCCAACTTAAAGCTGAAGAAGATAAAGATAAACTATTGAAGAAGGAGCGCCGTCGTATACGTTTATCTATTAAAAATAACATGCAACCACTTGTAAAGTTAGTTACAGCTCTTTCCGAATTTCAGAACACCTTATCCGGAAGGATAGGCTTGAATTCTATCGATGAACTCCAAACGCTAAAAAAATCTATCGATGACTACTCCGAAATATTACAAGGTTATTCTCTTAGCCCATTACCTACAAGTTTAGGACGCTTAGAAGATGAATACAGGGCATATCGAAAGGAAGAATTAAAATGTAGGGAGATTATCAAGAATCTAACATTGTTTATCAATGATGAAATAACTAAGTCCACAGATAAAAACGACTATGAAAAGGCCTATGAGGTATATCGAAGTAAAGTTTCAAGTATTAATAATTCAATTACTAGATATGCTTCGCGTGGCAAAGATATGCTTCAAAAACAACAAGTTGAATTTGATGCGTTAATTAAACTTTGTCGAGAGCAATACAAGTCTTTAATGGAAGATACGCTTGAAGATCTCAATTTAAATAAAATATCTTTATCCGATGTTCTTTATAAGTTAGATGCTGAGCAGCAGAAGGTTGAAATAGAAAATAAGCAAAAATTATCTCCCTACATAACAGCTTTAGAACGAATTAATGAACAGATAGATTTAGAGGGATTGGCCATTCATAGTATGAATGAATCTATTCGTTATCGCGATGAACTAACTAGACTACATTCACTGGCCCAGCTTGGGATCACTGTTGAGATTATAGGGCATGAACTTGATGGTTTGGATCAAGAGTTAACGTATGCCTTGAACTCGTTAAGGGAAAGCAAGCTGGATGAGACACAAGAATATAATTTAGGTATAGCTTTACAAAGTCATAGTACATTGATTGATAAGTTGAAATTCCTTTCCCCGCTTAAATTGTCGGGACGTAAGGAAATTCAAAAAATATCTGGAAAAGATATATTTAACTATGTTGGTATGTATTTCTCCAAGCAATTCTTAAACGCTAATATTTCATTTGGATGTACAAAGGAATTTTTAAATATATCAATATCTGATTTACAGTCCAGACTTTACCCAGTCTTTATCAATATTGTTAATAATTCTTTGTATTGGGTTCAAAGAGAGGATGGCAATAAAAGAGAAATATGTTTGGCATATAAGGATGGGGAAGTTTTCATTAGTGATGATGGTCCAGGTGTTGATAATGATGATTTGGAAAATTTATTCACACTTTTCTTCACAAGAAAACAGAAAGGTGGAAGAGGAGTTGGACTATATCTTTGCAAACAAAACCTGTTGGCCAGTGGTCATAGTATCCGCTATGAGACAAGAGATGACTTTAAAATTCTTAGTGGCGCTAATTTTGCGATCAACTTTAAAGGATTGACAAATGACTGATTCTACTTTTAATTACTCAGATTTGATAAAAGAAGCATTTATTGATCCTATTCGTAATGTCACAGTCATTGATGATGAATATCCTACTCTTCCGTCACTAATAGACCTCCACTATTGTAGTGATCAAAAGCCTTGTGATGTAACTTATAAACCGGTTAACGTTGAAAGATTAAAAAAAATTATTACGATGTGTCATTCAACGCATAAATGGAGTATTGACGTTTTCAATGGTAAATCTCCCAACCTTGGAGCGGGAGATGACGAGGTGCCTGCACATATTCATCATAGTGATTTGATTATTTTAGACTATCACCTTGACGGGGAGCCTGAAGTAGATGACGGTAGAAGAGCCCGAGCGATAATCCGAGCCCTTGATAATAATAAGCATTACAACACTATATTAGTTCATACTAAAGGTTATAAAGGAGATATAGAGTCGGTTTTTATAGAGATATTAAAAGAATTTACTCATATAGAATCAACTCATCCTCTAAATCCATCTGAGGATACAATCACGAAAATGGAAGATTGGATGGATGAGAATGAAGATGGTAGACTTTATCCATGGATCAGTAATGAACTTCGTCTTCTATCTGTGTTACCACTTTATTTTAGTTTTAATCCTGAGCAATATTTGCCTTTGATGAATCCAAATAATCCATTAAAGGACTTTAGGAATGATGTTGCCGGATTGGCCGAAACTTTGGGCATGGAAACTAATGAGCTCGTTAAGTGGCGTTTGTACGATTTTATAAAAAAACATGTACCAGTCAATTCTAGTTCACGATCCGATTTCAGTTGGGAATGGGACGATGACACCAATTATATAAGTACAGGAAAAACATTCATTTCAGTAATTAAAAAAAAGCCAGATGATCCGCAGGATAACCTTGTAGGTGATCTTGAGGTTGCACTTAAAAAACATAATGCATCTCCCATGCATCTACTAATGGCAAAAATGCGTTATGAACTTGATGAAAAAGGCATTGAGCAGGCAATGAAAATAATAGCTAATAGGCCAGCGCAAGCAGGATGGTTATATAACCTACTACAAAATTCGGCAAGCGATGCTGCTCATGATAAGGCTATTAATTTGCATTGGGAGCAATTAGCAATGGCCTCTCGTCAAGAGCTGCGTAATTTTTCTAAAAAAATAATACAGTCAGCTAATTGTAATAATGCAGAATCTAATAGCGCATTTGTGAAGAGCTTTTTTAAAGAATGCATGGGTAATAAAGATCTAGCTCTGGGCCATATTAATGCATTTTCATGCTCAATGCCAGTTAGCAATAATCATTTGATAACGGGAACGGTTCTTGAAATTGACGATGAAAGATGGGTATGTGTAACACCAGCTTGCGATCTGGTTCCTGGGCAGAAAGTTGAACATTGGCAATCGCGAATAGGTAAAAATTATTTAGTATTTAAGGCGATAAAAATTACTGCCATTGCACTGGCGACGGCTAATAAAAATGCTAACACTAATGATTATATATTTTTGAACATTGATGGTTCTCCACAATCTTTTTCTGTGGGCAATGGAAGTCCAACTTGGGATACTTTTTTTGCTGCTGACTTAGGTGCTTATGATAGCAATAATATAGTCTCATTATTTGCCGTAAGAGAGGATATTCAGAACCAAGAGAAACCACTCGTTATGAAAAAACTTCCTGCAAAGGCTATCGCAGAATTACGATATGAGTATGCTTTAAATCTATTGCATAAGTTTGGTGCATCACAAACCCGAGTGGGTCTTGATTTCCAAAATAAAGATAGCATGTGGCCTTGACTATTAACTTTCAAGTGTGCCAGCAGTAGCTGGCACTAAATGTTGGATAATACATCACCCCTTTATGCATCGATGTGCAATATTTTGCACGAATTTTCTAAACTAACTTTATGCTCTTATAAGCTGACGTGCTAGGGTTGGAGCGGATTAAGTGCATGCACGAAAAATGACAGGATAGCTGTGCGCAGGTGACGGGGGGCAAGCCCCCCGCAAGCGGGTCAGGATAGGGAAGGCGGCAGAATACGCAATTTCACGGGTTCTGCGTCACGGTGAGCGGTGATTTTAGGTAGAGGCATGCCTCGCGCAGGCAAGAAGCAGCGATGCGCAGAGGGGCGCTGATGCGGGATTATTTAAGCAGAAAAGATGAGGCCAGCGAAAACGCTGGCCTGTTATAAATGGCTGATGTTGTTTAAAGAAACTGAATTTTCTGGCGGTTACTTCTCAGGGGTAAGCAACGCGTAAGGGTTAAAGCGGATCACTTCTTCTCCGATCCACTCATTGACAACCTTCAGCGCTTCCATGACGGGCGTCAGTTCATTGATGGCGTAGACCCGCGCAGCCTTCTCGATATCCCCGAAAGATCCGTTTCCCTCCGGCATGGCGCCCATCAGCTGCGGCGGGATACGGTGCGCCGCGAGTATGTCGTCACGTGTGGCGTTCTTAATGTTGATAAACTCATCTTTCGCCGTGATCTGCTGAAACGGTAGGATCTGGACACCATCCTTGCCGCCGCCTGGTGCATGCAGTAGCAGGTTTTTAAATGCACCTTTACCGCGCGCACCGGTCAACGTCTCTTTGACTGCCTTCATGCTTTTATCGTCAACCTGTCCAGCTCCAATATAGACAATACATCCAGCATGCGATCCGTTGTCGTAGTAAAGCTTACGGAACATGTCAGCTGAATGGGCCAGGCTGGCGGCCAGCAGTGCCGCCATATATTCCGGCATACCGTAGACCTCCTGATTAATATCAGGATTCAGAACGTGACAAACCGTTCCTGATTTGAACGTGTGCTCTTCTTTCCAGCGCCGGATGAACCAGTATTGATCGAGGTCCATACTCCCGCGCCGGGTATATTTCGCCAGTGAATGCCGGAAGGGAAGTGGCCCGCCCAGGCGATTGCGCGGGAGTTCAAGGTAGGCATTGCCAAACGTGAACCAGTCCAGCGCGAAGGCCGAGAAGGTCTGACGGTTGAGCAGCTTGTGCGGGATAAAACAGCCGGTGAGCACATTACGTTTGAAATACAACGCCGACTCATGCCAGGCGCTCTGGCGCGGGGCTTTAGCTAGTCCGTAAAAATCCACCGGCGTCTCATAGTATCGCCCGTTATCCATGCAATAGAGATTGTCCAGCAAATCGGCCATATCGCGTACGGGATAAGGGCCGTCAAAGCTGAACGCTGTCAACGCGGGATCGGCCTTCAGTGACTCCACAATGTCAGGGCCGGCGGTGCTGGCTATCGGCTTTTTACCGAATTTCTTTTTCAAAGTTACCATCCCATTGCGAAACCACCGCCGCCACTTTCCTGGCCCAGCGGTTCATTAATAATCGAAAGCATGGTTGCCCACGCCATATCACCATGGCTTACGCCGCGTGATCGGTCAGTTTCGTAAGTGATGAAGCCGCCGGGCGTAACGACTTTGCGAACAGCATTAAAGGCTCTGACCAGACCCTGCTCGCTGCGGTCATATTCCCAGCGGCCAGCGCGTATGACCTGCAACATTTTGAGGACAAGGGCGCGCTTGGAAGAGAGGCTCATCTGGTAGCAAATAGCCGCGGGGAACCAGTTTTTAACAATCTGCCAGACCGCTTCCCCGACACCTTGTCCATCGATGGCGATGTGAGTGACGTTGTAGCGCTCGGCTGCCTCTTTGATGACCGCCGCCTGCTGCTCAAACTCAAGCCCTCGCAGTTGCTTCAATTCAACCGTGCGAAACCGGCCGCCAGCCACAAGGGGAGGGACCGTCACGGACAGAGCACCGGCATCACCATTGCCGCTGCTGCCGTTGGCGTCGTAGCCCAGCCACACCTCACGTTGGCCCATAGGGCGACTGGCGAACGGTTTCCAGTCGGGCCAGTCGTCATACCCGTCAGCGCCGCACCCCAGTAACTGGCTAAGATTGAACGCGCTTTCGCCGTCTTTGACGAACTCGCACATGTACAGGTTTTCAAATTCATCGGGACTGTTTTCGTCCCTGATTTCATCAATGTCGGTGTAGTCCCAGCCGTTGTTGATAGCGTCCTGAATAGTGACGATCTGCCGCCACGTTTTGTCCGGGTAAAGCACGCCGCCATGCGTTTTCTTCCAGGACACATCGAAATCAACGCGCTGCGCTTTAGGCCGTTTCGCATTCCACCGATCCCCGGTCCAGAACTGATAGGCTTCATGGCTTTCGCTCGATGGCGTCGAGAAGTACGTGCGGGTTAAGCCTTTGAGCGTTGCCATGGCCCCGGCGACCTTGCGCAGGTTGATAAAGTTTCCTGTCCAGAAAAACTCATCAAATCGCAGGTGCCCGGTGTACGACTGCGCCGTCGCTGCCGACGTCCCGAGAAAATGCAGCTCAGCGCCGTTTGACAGCGTGATTTGCTCGCCGCCTTTGAGTTCGACGTCCACCTCTTCGGCTGCTTTACGGATGAAGTTTCGGAACTGAAGCGCCTGCTTGCGGGACGCCGACAGAAAAATTTGGTTGCGCTGGTAGTCGTGCTTAACGTCCGTTCTCAGTGCGCCCAGCAATGCCTCGCGGGCAAAGTACCAGGTAGCCCCAATCTGCCGCGATTTGAGGATCATCCGGTTACGCTGATCGCGCTGTTCGTACCAGCCGCGCTGGTGCCATGCGAGAGAGTCGAGAATTTTTGAGCGCAATGCCTCGATCTGCTCCTCGGAGAAGTGATTTTTCTTCTTGCGACGACTGGTTTTTTTAACGCCGGTGGTAGTGGAGGCCTGCCCGGTATCTAGCTTTTTCAACTGCCGGGTTAACAGATCAATCTCTTTGAAATCGCCACTGGTTTTATTGTCCTTCGCACTCAGCTGGCATAGACGGGTATCAATGGATTGCGTTACCCGTTTGATAGGCGTTGTGTCGTCCCACTCGTCACGTTTTTTCCAGGAATAAACCGTGTTTGAGTTGATACCCATGAGTCGCGAAATTTCGGCGGGCGGGTAACCCTGCCAGTAGAGCTGCTTTGCCCTTAATCGAATAAACGCATCCTGAATCATCACTTCCCCCTTTTGAGCAGGGAGATTACCTGCGCGCGATCCCCGCGGCTCGGGCTTTCAGGTCTGGCCGTTCTCCGACAACAAAACCGCGTGGCGCCGGGCTTTCAGGCTCTGCGATGATGCAGCGACTGACATTAATCAACAGGATAAAACGACATGGCCAGCACGACTAAACCCGCCCGCAAAAAGTTTCGCGTTGCGGTTTCCGGCGCCACCGTTGACGGGCGCGAGATCCAGCCGCAGCACCTCCGCGATGCGGCGGCGAGCTACAACCCGGCCGTTTACGGCGCCCGCGTGAACGTGGAGCACTATCTCTCCATGCTTCCTGACAGCAATTTTGGCGCCATGGGGGATGTTGTTGCTTTAAGCGCGGAGGATATCACCGAAGGGCCGCTGGCCGGTCGTACGGCGCTCTATGCCGAGATCGACGCTTCGGCACGAATGAAGCAGCTCACCGATGAAGGAAAAAAAATCTATTCCAGTATTGAGCTGCATCCGCAGTTTGCCCTTAACGGTAAGGCGTATGTGGTCGGCCTGGCGATGACGGACACCCCGGCAAGTCTGGGGACTGAGCGCCTTAAATTTGCCGCGCAGCAGCGCGCGCAGGTGATGGCCTTCAATAACCAGCAGATCGAGGCGCCGCTGTTCTCTGATGCGCTTGAAGCTGAAGTGATCGAACTGGCAGCTCATCGCAGCGAGGAGGGCGTCAACTGGTTCAACCGCGTGATGGGCATCCTTGGCAAAGGCCAGAAAACCGACGATCAGCGTTTCAGTCAGTTGCATCAGGTTGTTGAAGCCGTTGCTCAATCTCAGGCAGACCAGATTGACCGGTTCAGAGCCTTGGAACAGGAACGCCAACAGGATAAAGCCACCATTCAGCAACTGACCAGTGAACTTAACGAGCTGCGCGGTCAGCTTCAGCTCCAGCCCGCAGAAAATTACAGCGCACGACCGGCGGCAACCGGCAACAGCAGCGCGCAGCTTGCAGAATTCTAAGAGGTAAAAAATGGAAAACCTGACCCGCGAATTATTTGATAAGTACATTGTGCGCCAGGCACATCTGAACGGTGTCTCACCCTCAGCCGTTGCCAATCGTTTCAGCGTCGATCCGACTATCCAGCAAAAACTGGAACAGGCCGCCATGGAGTCGGATGACTTCATGAAGCTGGTTAACCACTTTGGGGTTAAAGAGCAGGAAGGGCAGAAAGTAAAAATCGGCAGTAAAGGGCCGATGGCGAGCACCAATAACAGCTCGGACGGCACCAACCGCCGTAACCCTGCACCGAACCATAACAAAGAGCCGCAGAACTACCACTGCCGCAAAACCAACTATGACTATGCGCTTTCGTATGCGGAGCTGGATGCGTGGGCCGGTCACCCTGAATTTCAGTCATTAATCAGTAATGCGATGGCTCGTCAGCTGGGGTTGGATCGCCAGATGATTGGCTTTAATGGCACGCATTACTCTGAAAACTCGGACCGCACGACCTACCCGTTATTGCAGGATTGCGGTGTTGGCTGGCTGCAAAAAATCCGCAATGAAGCGCCGCAGCGCATTATGCCGGGTATCACGCTGACCTCCCGTGATGAGAATAACGCGGTAATTGCGTCAGGCACCTACGGCAATATTGATGCCGCCGTGCTTGATGCGCGTCACAGCCTTATGGATCCCTGGTTCCGCCGCGCTCCCGGGCTGGTGACTGTGCTCTCGTCCGATCTGCTGCTGAAAGTGAACCTGCCGAAAGTGAACGCGCTCAGCCAGACCAATCCGAATACCGAACTGCTGGCTGCGCAGCTCATTGTCAGCCAGGAAAAGATCGGCGGTCTGCCGACGGTCTTTGTCCCGGGTATTCCTGAAGATGTCGTACTCATCACCAACCTGAAAAACCTCTCTGTGTACTACCAGAAAGGCTCCCTGCGTCGCTCTATCCGCGAAGAGCCGCATTACAACCGCGTGGCGACTTACCAGTCAAGCAATGACGACTATGTCATTGAAGAGTACGGCATGGTTGCCATGATCGACGGCGTGACATTCGCCTGATAATCCCCATCACATGGCGGGCAGCAAGCCCGCCCAGGAGAATGAACGCATGCTGACACCGGCACAAAGACATTTTCAGAAGGTCATGGCAGAGAGGCGAGGCTCCAGTGATGAACGTGACGCGGAGACGCGCACCGCGCATGAGCAGATCCTCTTTCGCCTGCATATGCATAAATCCTCGCTGAACCAGATCCAGTCCCGCCAGGCGAAGGCCGCTGTAAAGGCCAGCATCCTTCCTGAGTTTCAGGGATGGATTGACGGAACGATCGAGGGCGACAGCGGACGCGCCGATCCGGTTATCACCACGCTGATGGTGTGGGCGGTGGACTGCTCCGACTATGCGCTGGCGCTGCGCATCGGGCGCTATGTCGTTAAGCATGGCCTGAGCATGCCGGATGACAACTATCGCCGCCCGGCCCCCACGGTGCTGACCGAAGAAATCTGCAATCCCATTCTGAACCTCGCCACCACGGACGCCGGAGCTGATTTGTCAGGCTATATCGCCATGCTGGACGAGCTGGCCGACATTGTGGCTGACAGTGATATGCCTGATGAGGTCCGCGCGAAGCTGTGCAAGGTGAGGGCGTTTTGCCGTCGCGACACGGAAGACGCGGAAACCAAAGGCGAAGCGCTGAAACTCTTCCGGGAAGCCATGAGCCTGAACCCGGGCGCAGGCGTGAAACGGGAGATCGCCTCTCTGGTCAGCGCGCTGAAGAAGGCGCCGCAGACCAGCGCGGCAAGTGGTTATGCGGAAGATGAGCCTTCATCCAGCGATACAGCGGCAACCGAAACACCCGCAGCAGAAAAAGCAACACGAACGCGCAAGCAGACGAAAACGGCGGCCGGCACCCAAAAAGCTATCCGTAAAACGACGGCAAAAAAGACAACGAAAACCGCCACAAAGTAAACGCCTGAGCGTAATGAACTGGCCCCGCGCCACAGGCGGCGCGCCCGGCGATCTGCCCGTAATGCGGTCTTTTTACCGGACGCCCACCGCCTGACCTATCGGAGAACCGACGATGAGTTTTATCGCACAGCGGCCCGTCAGACCTGCTGAAAGTGATGTGACAGACGTGGACGACGGCGGCGCACAGATTGCCATCGGTACTTTCTGGCCGACGGTAAAACTCCACGATCTGCGCCTCGCTGCCCGCATCGCCGGTGACATTACAACATCCCGATTAATGCATATGGCAACGGAGGCCGCGCTACATGTCGCGGATCAGCTGAAGGACTGGCGCAAGCAAAGAGAAGCGGAAGGCGCGGAATCGCTGGCTTCTGTACTGCTGACTTCCGCCGGTGAACCTGTCGAGCAGATTAACGGCGAAAGCGCAAAAGTTTATCGCTTCCGGCGCGCGGTCTACTCCTTCACGCGAGCCAGCGTACTGGAGGGTTACAGGGACGTTGGCACCACGCCAAAGGGCGACAAGGATGCGGAGGCCCTGGACAGGCAAATAGACGACCTCTGGCGGGACGGGCGCTGGAGTATTTCAGATATCCGGGAAGAACCCCGTATTTACTCGGAGCTTTTCTGATGAAAGTCAGGGCGTTGCAAAACGACACGGTTGATCAGCTCTGCTGGCGTCATTACGGCAAAACCGCAGGTGTCACGGAGAAGGTGCTCGAAGCCAATCCGGGACTGAGTAACCAGATATTTTTGAATGCCGGGCAGGAGATCGAAATGCCCGTGATAACCAGCGAGGTGGAACGGGTAACCGTCCAGTTATGGGAATGACTCTGGATCGTATTAACGAATATTTTGCGTTTGCAACATCTGCCCTGGTGACCAGCGTGGGCGTGATGACCGTCAGCGAAAAGCTGGCGCTGGCTGGCCTTCTTCTGGGGATTGTTTCCGCCGTCCGGCTGGCGATCCACCGCCGCCGCATTGAGCAGGCCAGCCAGCGCCGTAACGACTTGATAGAGCAGATTCTCCGCCAGGCGGAAACCCGCAACCTGTCGGACCGCGAGCGGCAGCTGCTGGAGCAACTGCACGGGGATAACCCGACATGAAGAACATCATCAAAAAATGTTCGATCGCGGCGATTGTGGCCTTGGGCATTTCGCTGGCGCCCGGGAGCGTCAGAACGTCGAAAGAAGGGCAGCAGAAAATTGCCGGTTGGGAAGACTGCCGCAGCACGCCTTATTACTGCACGGCGGGGGTGTTGACGGTTGGCATCGGCTCCACGGGCGGCGTGGAAAACCGCGAATACAGCAACCAGGAAATAGCGCGGCGCTGGATCAACGATCTGCAACGGGCAGAAAACTGCATCAATAACAATTTCCACGGCGCCGACATGCCGCAGCTCACCTTTGAGGCCATGACGGATGCCGCCCTGAATCTGGGCTGCACCGGGCTGATGTGGTTCACCGATAAAAACGGACGCAAGCAGAGGACCACGATCTGGAAGCATGCTCAGGCCAGGCAATGGCCGCAGATGTGCAACAGGCTTACTGATTTTGTCAATGCGGGCGATAAGCGCTCCCCCGGGCTGGTTAACCGGCGCAATGACTTTAAAGCCTGGTGCCTGCTGGGCCTGAGTACGCCGTCATGAGGGCGGGCAGTGTGATTGTAATGCTTGTCCTGCTGGCCGCTGTCTTGTGGCAGACCGACCAACTGAGCGAGGCCAGGACCCGCAACAAGCTGCTGACCGAAACGGCGACCGGTTACGACCAGGTTATTCAGGAAGTGAAGGCGACCGCCATACAAACCCATAAGTTACTGGCAGAGGTAAAAGTCCGTGAGCAACAGCGTAATGCAGAAGGGGAGCGCCGACGTGAAGCAATGCAGGCCGCGTTCAATGGTGACACGTGCGCTGTTACTCCTGTGCCTGACGCTGTCAGTCGTAGCCTGCAAAAACGCGCCGCCCGCGTCGGTCATTCAGATGGTACGTGAACCCGTCCCGGAGAGTCTGACCGAAGAGACGCCGCGCCCGGCGCTGGATGAGCCGGTGACCTGGGGCGCGGTGGCGATATTCAGCGACAGGCTGATGGATGCACTTGATGCCTGCAATGCTGACAAAGCGGCGATCCGCCAGTGGGACAGCCTGCGCCAGAACACCCGAAAGGAGCCATAAATGCTGAAGATAAACACACTCCGCGCCGCCATTGAGAAAGCAAACACCTGGTGCCGGGCGAACCCGGAGGCCTGGACGGTGTTTGTTGAAGAGGGTGGCATTGAAACCACCGGTGAAACGCCGTCGTTCATGTATCGCTATTCTCTGGTGCTGTTCGTCATGAACTACGCCGGGAGAATTGACGACTTCACGCTGCCGCTGTTGGCCTGGCTCTGGTTTAATCAGCCCGATCTGCTGCTGAACCCCGATAAAAACCAGCAGATTAAATTCACCACGCTGATTAACAACGACGACACCGCCGATCTGATGTTTGAGCTGCCGGTGCGTCAGCGGGTACTGGTGCAGCTGGATGAAAACGGCGTGCCGTATGCCGAGCATTTGCCGGAGCCGCGCCCGCGCGTGCTGGCACCCCACGCCGCAGGCTGGGGGCTGGTATTTGAAGGCATGCTTCAGGAGGCCGGAGCATGAGCGATCGAATGTTCAGCGAGCTGGATCAGGTCTTTCAGGACATTCTCGACGGCGTCAGCCCGGCGGGGCGCACCCGTACCGCACGCAAAATGGGCCTGGCAGTGCGCCGCAGTCAGCAGCGCCGTATCGCATCACAGAAAAACCCGGACGGCAGCGGCTATGCCGTGCGCCGCCGCAAAGTTTACCGCACCCGGCAGGGGATCAAGTTCTTCTGGAATAACGAGGTGCGGGCACTGAAAAACTGGCGCGGCGGGCGCGGTAAATATGGCCTGACAATCACTGGCTTTGACGAGAAGCGCCGGGATATCCGCACATTTTACAGGGCCGATATCGAGCGGTATCTGGAAATCAAAACGCAATCAGCGACGCATTCAGAGACAAAAAAAGCATCGATGTTTACCCGCTTGCGTACCCTGCGTTTTATGAAAGTCAGGCCGGACGCGGGCGGTGTCACCGTAGGATTTGACGGCATCGCTGCGCGCATTGCCCGTATTCACCAGTACGGCCTCCAGGATGAAGTTGGCCCGGGCGCTTACGCGCAGTACCCGGCGCGCGAACTGCTGGGCATGACTCCGGCAGACCTGAACGCTACGGAAAACGTCGTTTTCAGCAGTCTGGGAGGTGCGTCATGAATGCTGAGCTGATGCGCCTGCTGGAAAACATTCTGCGCCTGGGCGTCGTGGAACAAATCAGCGCCGACAAGAAAGCGGTGCGCGTTCGCTCTGGCAGGTTGCTGACCACCTGGATCCGCTGGAACGTCACCCGCGCAGGGGCATTCAGCATCTGGCTGCCGCCCTCGACAGGGGAGCAGGTCTGGATTGGTTGCCCGGGTGGCAACCCTGAAAACGCGTTTGTGATTGGCTCTGCATACAGCGCAGATAATCCGCCAACGGGCAGCAGCCTGCTGGAAATCAGCATCACCGCACCGGATGGCGCGCGCCTGCATTACGACGCCGCCGCCGATGCCGGAGCGCTGGCCGTGACCGGCATTAAAACCGCGCATATCCAGGCCGAGACCCGCGTCACGCTGGACACGCCGGAGGTGGAATGCACAAACCACCTCAAAACGCGCACTTTCGAGCTGACCCACGGTAGCACGATGGCCGGTGATGTGATCCACTCCGGCGGCGTGTTGCAGTCAAACGGGATCACCGTACACGAACATAAACACGGTGGCGTGCAGTCTGGCGGGAGTACCACGGGAGGCCCGCAATGACAGCCAGTTATACCGGGATGAACCCGGAAGGCACCGGCGCGCTGACCGATCACGATCAGCTCTGGCAGTCCGTGACAAAAATCCTCACCACGCCAACAGGCTCCCGTGTGATGCGCCGGGACTTTGGCAGTGTGGTACCTGATTTACTCGATGCGCCACAGAACACCGTTACCCGCATGCAGCTGATGGGCGCCACCGCTATTGCGCTGGCGCAGTGGGAGCCTCGGATCAGTCTGACCACCGTCAATGTGGTGTTTTCAGAAACAGGCGCGGTGACTGCTGAACTGACCGGCACTATCACGGAAACCATGACAGAAACCAGTAACACCATCAGGCTAAGGAGCTAGTGTGCAAACGTCCGTCGATTTATCTCAGATCCCGCAGCCTGATATCGTCGAGGTGCCGGATTTTGAAACGGTGCTGGCTGATATCCGGGCGCTTATCGTGGCGGCCATGCCTGCGGAACTTCAGGCTTCTGTGTCTGCTGCGCTGTTGCTTGAATCTGAACCGATGGCCGCGCTGGCTCAGGCATTCACCTATCGCGAGATCAATCTGCTGCAACGTATCAATGAAGCCGTGCGCGCGGTGCTGCTTTCCAGCGCCCTGGGGGCGGATCTTGATCAGGTCGCGGGTAATTTTGACACTGAACGTCTGCTGATTACTGAAGCCACCGACGAGGCAGACGCCGTATACGAAAGCGACGAAGAGTTGCGCGCCCGCGCGCTGCTCTCATGGGCGCGCCTGAGCACGGCGGGTGCCCGTAATGCCTATCACTATTTTGCGCGCGGGGCTGATGCGGATGTGCTCGACGTGCGCGCCTATGGCCCTGAAACACATAACCAAGAGGGCCGCGTTTTCCTCTACGTGCTGTCACGTACCGGAGATGGGACCGCCCCGCAGGCTCTGCTCGATAAAGTCCTGGCTGCGGTGAACCCTGAGGACGTGCGCCCGATAACGGATTATGTGGCTGATTATGTCCGCTCCGCTGTGATTGTGAATTATCAGGTGATCGCTGACATTTACGTCCCTTACGGCGTGGACACCGCCACGGTGCTGGAAAAAGCCACTGCCGCACTGAACGAATACACCGCCTCTGTGCATCTTATCAACGCCACCGCTGCGCGGTCGGGCATCGACGGGGCGCTGCATCAGGACGGCGTTGTCACTGTCGATTTGCATTCACCGGCCGCCGACGTCGTGGCGACGATGGGCGAAGCGCCTCATTGCACCTCTGTGAAAATCAATCTTGTGGTGATGGACTATGACCGATAATTATCCCGCCAGCATTCTGCCACCCAACGCCACCGCCGTGGAGCGGGCCATCGACAGGGCCAGCGCCGCCGCGCTGGAGAGGTTGCCGGTATATCTGATCCGTTGGGTGAAAGATCCTGACAGCTGCCCGCTGGCGCTCCTGCCGTGGCTGGCGTGGGAATATCAGGTTGATACCTGGAATATTAACTGGTCAGAGCAAAAAAAACGCGATGCGATCAAGCGCGCCCACTACATCCACCGCCATCGCGGTACGGTCGCCGCCGTCCGTCATGCCCTGGTGGACAGTCCTTTCGGGACGGATATTGTTGAATGGTTCAATCAGAACCCGAAAGGGGATCCGTATACCTTTCGCCTGAACGTGTATCAGAACGATTTGCCGGTGACGGAATACGACCAGCAGGATCTGAAACTGGCGGTGCTGCGCGCCAGGAATCTGCGCAGCTGGTTTTCAGTTCATGTATTTGGCCGACTTCAGGGAACCTCATATGCGGCCGGTTACATGTACGCCACGGAGAAAATCACGCCGCGCTTTGTCCCGTTGCAGGTGGTTTTATCCCGCTACGAGTTGAATCTGGCCCCTGGTGACGCGGAAACGGTCATGGTGACCATCCTCCCTGAATACGCGGAAGATAAAACCTTTACGGTAACCACGTCGGATAAAACAATTGCGACCGCCAGAATAGTCAACGGCGCTATTCTGGTTACGGGCGTGAAGCGGGGCACCTGTTCGGTCACCGTCACGACGACTAACGGCGTCAGCGCGGTGATCAACGTGAAAGTGGTCGCGGTGATGAAGTTCATCACCCGCATCGACAATGCAAGCCGTCCGTTGTTCTACGTGCGCATGGATGAGGATTTCACGATTGATTATGGCGACGGAACAGACAGCCGGGAATACCGTTTTGATGCTGCCAGTGCTGTGTACGGCTGGGTTATTCCGACGCGTGACGTTGTGGAGGGAGAAGAGTACACAATAACGGTTAAGAACACAGAAACCGCCAGTTTCCAGCGCACGTCGGGTAACGTTTCAGTGACGTTGAACCCTGTGCAGGAAATCATTCTTTTGACGGGAGACAGGGACAATCTTGTTTCTTTCGCGAGTGGCGCAACTGGCCTTCACAAGGTCCATGCAGGGGCTTTTGACGATCTGCCAAATATCCAGAAATGTACCTCCATTTTCCGGGGATGCACGTCGCTGACTGAACTGCCAGAGGGTTTATTTGCGCGGTTTACTGGTGCCACAGATTTCTCGGCGGCGTTTTATGGCTGCACGGCACTGGCTGCTGTTCCTGATGAGCTGTTCAGCGGATTATCTCAGGTGACGCTATTCACCTCAGTGTTCGAGAACTGCACGCGCCTGCTGAGTGCTGGCAAAAACACATTCCGGGGCTGTGCTGCTGCGACGCATTTCACCAGTGTGTTTTCGGGATGCACATCCCTTATCGATACCGGGACGGGCATTTTTGACGGGTGTGTCAGTGGCAATAACTTCGGTTATACCTTCGATGGATGCCGTGCGCTGACAACATTGTCAGCAGATTTATTCAGCGATGTGCCTGGTGGCGTCTTTACGGCGATTTTCAGGAACTGCACGGCGCTGACGCAGCTACCGCCGCGCCTGTTCCGCCACTGCCTGGAAGCTACGCATTTCGGCGGGGCATTCAGTGGATGCACGCAACTGCTTTCTGTGCCTGATGAATTCTTTAAGGATTTACCCCTGGCTAACCATTTTGGAACCGTTTTTTCCGGCTGTTCTTCACTGGTAAAAGCGGGAAAAGCTGTGTTTTCTGGCTGTGCGCTTGCGCAAACATTTTCCTCCGCTTTTAACTATTGCCGTGTTCTGGAAGAAGTGGGCGATGATATTTTTGAGGGGTGTGTCAGTGCAACTACCTTTGCCAGCGTCTTCAATAGTTGCACTGCATTAACGGCGCTACCGTCGTTTGTGGACTGTAACAAGGCAACGAGCTTTGACCGGGCTTTCTATGCCTGTTCTTCTCTGACGGCCGTCAGAGCAGAGGCCTTTGCAGGTAAATCACTGGTCACGACGTTCTATTACGCATTCACCCAATGTACATCCCTGAAAAGCATCGGGGCCGGGGCATTCCGTGACTGTAGTTCCCTGACTAACCTAACCTATACATTTATGGGCTGCACGACGCTGGTATCGCTGGCCGGGGATATGTTTGCAGGATGTAGCAAAGTGACGAATGTCACCGGCCTGTTTAACCAGTGCTCGGGCCTTGTCGTACTGCCTGAAAAGCTGTTCAGCGATCTGATCTCTCTGACGGCAATGGGGAGCACCTTCCAGGACTGCACCGCCCTGACCGCGCTGCCGTCCGATCTGTTTGCGGGTTGTGTCAACCTGACTTCCCTGACGCTGGCGTTCTCTGGCTGTACTGCGCTGGCGGTATTGCCTGCTGACTTACTGAAACATAACACCCTGCTGATCAGTGCCGGTTCTACGTTCTACGGCTGCGCGGCACTGGTGAACATTCCGCCGTCGCTGTTTGCATCGAGCCCGCTTATCACCGCATTCGGCGCAACGTTCCAGAATACCGGCGTGGTGGAAATACCGGAAAATCTGTTCAGTGGTAACCCGCTGGTGACGGCCTACGGCCAGACCTTCAGAGGATGTAAAAACCTGCGTTCAGTGCCTGCCGGTCTTTTTGTCGCCAGTATCAACGCCACGACTTTTACCAATGTGTTTGCCGAGTGCGTCGCACTGGAAGAGGTCGGGGCCGGTCTGCTGAATACCGTACCCGCGACGACAATCGGCTATCTGTTTGACGGCTGCGTGCAGCTGAGAACCAACGTCAGCACGATATTCAACCTCAGCAGTTATTCGACCATTGTCACCACGACGGCCACATTCAGAGGATGCTCTGCCCTCACGGGTAAGGGCCTGGTATTTATGGGCAAAGTGCCAAACGTCACTGCGCATTATTACGCGTTCTATAGCTGTACCAGCCTGGACGATTTCGCAGATTTACCCGGTAACTGGATAACGAATAAATTATGAGAACATTCAATCAAATTAAAAGCCTGATCGGATTTTGCCAGACCGATGAGTTTTTCTTGGAATACCTGCAAATGCTCCAGGCTGCGGGAGTTATTCATCCCGTTGAAAGCGATATTGATGCCGACAGCAAAACTGTCAGTGAAGATTTTTATGATCGTCTTGCTAGCGTGTATGGCATTGAAGCAGAGGAAACACTATGGCAACAGGACTGACACTAACCACGGCAGGCGCCGCCGAAATTGAAGCTGCATATCAGGCGGGAGAAGTCGTGGATATTACCGCCGTGCTGATCGGTGATGGTGGCGGCGTGACTTTACCAAACGATCCCGACGACCTGGCGGCGGTGACGGCGCTTTTTGGTCAGTTTGGCCGTGAAACCTTTGATTCTGATTCAAGCTATGAGGGGTTTATCAGCGGTCAGATTGTTATCAACTGCCGGGATTATCCGGGTAAGACGCTCAGAGAGGCGGGGCTGGTCAGTGCGAAGGGAACGCTCATTGCTTACGGCGCTTATCCGGCGACATACCTCCCGGCGCAATCGGATTCAATCATCAAAGAGATCATTTTGACGCTGGTGCTGACACTGACGCACAGCTCAAGTGTGCAGCTCATTATCGATCCGGCGCTTGCCACACTCACGCAGGAAACGGGTGATAAACGCTATCTGCGGCGAGCAAAAAATCTTTCTGATTTAAACGATACCGAAGAGGCCCGGGATAATCTTGAACTGGGTAACTCAGCCACGCGGGACGTGGGCACCGAGGCGGGAACGGTAGCTGCGGGGGATGACTCACGCATTACCGGCGCACTGCAAAAAGAGAGTAACCTATCTGATTTAACCGACGTTGAAAATGCGCGCGAGAATCTGGGGATGAACTGTGACGGTGAGGGGTTTAAGGATATCGTCGATGCCATTCTTTATCCTGGAATCATTATCCCTGGTGAAAAAAGCCCGGCTGAGCGCTTCCCGTGGCAGACGTGGGAGAGTTTAAGCGATACCTTTGCCGACAGGGTAGTGCGCATTGGTTCCGGGCACGGTGCGACAGGTGGCAGCAATAAGGTAAAAATTGCAGCCAGCAACCTCCCGCCACACTGGCACAAATCGGGTGACAGATCACCCGGTGAGACCTGGGATCCGACCACGACACATGGCACGGACAACCAGAAGAGCGGGCCGCTCAATATGACAGCAGGAACCTATAGCGACGCGGCGGGCGAACGAGAAACCGCAAACGATGCGATCGATGTGACAAACGAATATGTCACCCTCTGCCTGTGGAAACGTATAGCATAAAAAGACACGGTCAAGAATGACCGTGGTTGCCGGTATCGAGTAAGTGTATTGGCTCAAACTTGACCTGACAGTTTCACCTTCAGTACACAATCAAATTTGATAGTCTGCTACGAGCGAGAACCAGACCTTACGACATCATTAATCAGTGAAGGTTCTTTTGCCTTACTAACTCAGAAAATTGTAAACGGGTATAGACAAATATGTTAGTGTCACAAAGCAAAAATCAAATAGTTTTCATGTAATGTTTGGGAGATAAAAATGGCAAGAAATATAATGATGGATTATCCAATCCCCGCCTACTGGCAGGACTTTGAAAGACTGACATGCGAATTATGCCGTGAGCTATGGAAAGATCCAAACACTCATCGGCATGGAAGAGCTGGGCAGGCTCAGGGAGGAATTGATATATCTGGCCGTGATAATACCTATAATGGTCAAAGAGTTGTAGTCCAGTGTAAAAAAAGAGTGTGGAAAACTACAGCTTCAAAGGAAACACCTGCTAGTTCTCTTTCAATTCAAGAAATCGATGATGAAATAAGAGAGTTCATTGACTCAGGAAAAAAAGTTGATCGTTATATTATTGCAATTACTGGAATGCGGGATAAGGTGCTTCAGAATTACATTGACTCTATAAATGACTCTAACATTTATACTTTTGAAGTAAGTATTTGGTTCTGGGATGAATATTGTGAATGGTTAAGTGAAAATCCAAAGATAGAAGCAAGTTATTATTACGATATTGTTAAGTTTCGTGATGCATATAGTGTTGAAGAATTGTTTTGCGATATGCTCTATTCTGCTTTTGATCGACCGGCCTTTCATACGAAATTCTGTTTTGAAAACAGTATAGACAAATTTTTGCAGTCGCTTGAGGCTATTCAACAAGCATTAACTACAGGTAATCTTGTAAACAGAGAGGGGCATGTACAAAAGCAGGTACGCATCCCTGAAAGGAAAAGCTTACCTCCTGAATATAAAGAATTGAAGAAGAAAATTCAATATTTAAGAGATTACACAACACAGGAGGTACGTGCAGGAAAAATCACGCAGCAGAATGAATGGTTAATCATAAGTGATAATGTCACTGAAAGAAAAATGAATGAATTTAGAGTTGAAATCATAAATTTATTAAACAATATTCTCGACCATTATGGTTTTGAAAAATTTTCATTGGAAAACTATTAATTTGTGAATAGTTTTTACATTAGGCAGGCCTCAGTAATAGCAGCTTCAGGTGCAGAGCTTCCTGTCAAATTAGGTTTGGCTCTGGGCGATAGATATGTCAGGACAAATCTAAGCTAATAGCAGTATCTTCATTGATGACTGTGTTGCAGCTCAGGAAGTCATATCGCCGAGTGTCTCCTGAGCTGTATTTAATGCAGTCTCTGCACCTTGTTTTAGTGTTGCCAACAGATCGCTGGCAGAGGTGCTTTGCAGCCGTTCCCGGATATCTTCATCAACCCGCTGCAACGAGAGCGTGAACTCAATTTTTTTCGCCTTACCGTAGCGATCAAACTCCTGATGCGTTTCCTGCAAACCCGTGATGACATACGTCCCGTAAATAGAGCCGACGCCATCAATCAGCGGCCAGGCCAGCCCGGTGTAGGCCATTGTCGAGACAGCACTCAGCGACAGGTTGCCGCCAGTGATTTCAGGATACAGCAATCCACCTAGCGTCAGTTGGTTCTCGCCTGCGCCGACGTACTGCCATTTTGCGCTCCGGCCCACACGGTCATTCTTAACGTGCCGCCAGTTACGGGACAGCTGCAATTGCTTATAGGGCAGTGTCCTGAGTTCAAATACAAAGAGCCCGAATACCATCATCATAGTTATTACTCCAAATTAATCGTTATCCCGGAACGAACCCCGGGCAGCGCGTTGCTGTTTGTCAATTTCCGCGCGGACAGCCTCGCCAACAAGTCGCGCCAGTTCGCGCGGATTGCTGCTCTGAATGCCATGCAGATGGATGTGAATATCACCGGAAAAGCTATTATCTGAAGCCGCAGCCGCCGTGTGGGTGTTTTGATTTCGGCGTACCGGTTGCCATGCCTGCGTCTGTTTTATCAATGGTTCGCCAGCGGCAATAACCGGGCGAGCGCTGACGGACTGGCGGACAAGCCTCGACTCCTGCCATTCACCACGCACTGCAAAGGCTGGAGGGAGGTTTTTAAATACAATGTCACCCGGCCCGATACGTTTGCGCTTTTCCTCATCTAAAAGGCCTTTGGTGTTATCCGCGATTTGGCCCAACCGCCGCTCTGTTCCAGAGTTGCCCCCGAGCACATTGGGCGGCGGTGCGCTGCCTTTGCTTGCAGGCTTTTCAGACGACCATTGCCACTCCCTTTTAACCATGCGTCCGGATTTTTCATCCCATTCCCACATAACCGGAATAGCCCTGAGTCTGGCTGCTTCTAGCCTAGCTCTTTCAATGCCATCGGGGATGAGATTGAGCTTCTCCAGTAACCAGCCAACACCTTCCATTAACTTCTGAAGCGGCCAAAGCAGTACGCTAAGTGCAGTCCCCAGGACCTCTCCAAATGTCTGCCCGGCGCTGGCGCATTTGTTTAGCGCCTCGCGACTCTCCTCGACGGGGGTTAATACTTTTTTAAACCAGTTCCAGACGTTTTTAACGCCATCCCCAATGGCACCGAAAACGGGCGCAAGCCGGGAAAATGCGTTATAAACAGGCGCTAACCCCTGGATGACGCCTGTAAAAAAACCGCTAAAGAAGGCCTTAATTGGTCCCCAGTATTTCCAGAACAGTACCCCAGCAGCTACAAACGCAGCACCCACTAAACCGATTGGGCTCAAGAGCAATGATAATCCGCCGCCCAGTGTCGTAATTCCACCTTTCACAATACCGAGCAGAGCAGGGATCCCGGTTAGCCGCAGCGCCAGCCCGCCAACGCCTTTTGACAGGGCGCTTATCGCCGTCCCCGGAGAGGAAAAGGCGCCAAGTAACGCGCCGCGCAGGGTTACCATCAACCTGGTTAATACGCTGGCACGTCCAGCCAGACCGCCGAGTAAGGCACGCCATCCGCTGATTTTTGCCAGTGAACTGCCGCCCACAGCACTCAATATGCGGAACGCTGATACCGTACCTCCGATGCCGCTCCCGCCGGACAGCAGTGCAAACCCCAGCCTGAGCTTTGCAAGCGGCCCTAAAAGTAGACCAGCAGCTAATGACATACCGCCAATTACTGCGGTTAATGCCAGTGCAGTACCACCGGCGAGTAACAACGTTCGTGAAAGTCTGGGGTTTTCTTCTATCCAGCTTTGAATAGTGCCAATAACCCGGCTAAGCCCCTGTGTCAGCCTGCGTAATGGGCCGTCTACTGTCTCAGCCACAGAAATGCGGAACGCCTCCCACGCGCTGTCCAGCTCCTTCAAATCGCCGCCCAGGTTGTCTTTCTTCTTGTTAGCGACGGCGAAGGCCTCCTGATTTTTATGTGCTTCTGCAATTTGTTCATAGAGTGACTGGAGGTAGCCATCACCTGCGCCGTTGACCAAAGACTGGAGGCTCGTAAAACCCTCTTCTCCGGCGATATCTTTGAAAAATGAAACCTGATCCACCTCGCCAAAGCGGGAAACGCGTTTTTGTAGATCGAGAAGAATATCGAACGGACGTCTCATCTTTCCGCTCGCGTCGGCAGTTTCCACTCCCAGCTCTTTGAGCGCCTTTTTGGCTGCCGTAGTGGGGGAGGCCAGGCGGGAGAGGGAGCGACGCATTGCCGTACCGGCCTCGCTACCGCGAATACCCACGCGCGCCAGCGTGCCAGTCATGGCTGCGGCTTCTTCCAGGCTAATCCCAAGTCCCGCCGCTACCGGCCCGACAACTTTCATTGTCTCGCCGAGGCTGCTAAGCGTGGTGTTGGTACGGGTAAATGTACCTGTCAGCACATCGCTGACGCGGTCCATTTCTCCGGCGTCGAGGGCGAACTGTGAAAGAATATTTGAGCCGATGTCTGCCGTTTCATCCAATTCCATACTGCCCGCTAGTGCCATATTGAGCACGCCGGGCAGTGCGGCACGGATAGCATCTGGCGTGAAGCCCGCCATTGCCAGAAAGGCCTGGCCGCTGGCGGCGTCACGTGTGGTGAAGGCGGTTTCAGCACCGAGTTTTTTTGCCTGAGTGCGCAAGGCGGCCAGCTGCGAATCGCTTTTATCGAGCCGCGTCAGCGCCTGGACGTTTGACATTTCCTCATCAAAACCAACCGCAGGCGACATGAAGCGTCCGGCGCCATACCCGGCAGCGGTTGCTGTACCTAATGCTATGGCACCGCCAGAGCGCAACTTCCCGGCCATCTGCTGCGCACCCTCGTAACGTTTACGAGCTTGAGTGACTGCAGCAAGTTGCCGTTTTTCCCGTTCAAGGGATTGGTTGTATTGTTCTGTGCGGCGTATCGCGTTACCGATGGTGGCACTACTACCGGAAAGCATGACGCCATGCTGACGCAGGGCTGATGCACTCTCACGAAGGCGGGCCACTTCCGTCACACGTTTTGCGGTCAACCGATCAAGCCTCTCACCCAATCGGGACATCAGTATTTGCTGTTTTTCTGTCAGCGTCCCGTTTTTACGTTGCGCTTCTGACAAGCCATCAAAGCGGGCGCGGGCACGTGAGATGGAACGATCGGTTTTGCCGACGGCCGCGGTCATTCGCTGAAAAGTGGCACTGCTCTTATCGAGCCCTTTCAGGGTGGATTGTGTTTTTCTGAGGGAGTCGGAAAGGCCGCCCGCACTCTGGCGGGCAGCATTAACGGGGCGGGTAAATCTGTCGATAGCGCTGAAAGCAACGCGTATATCAAGACTCTTCATCACTGGCACCACTTCGAAGCGCCGCCCGCTTGCGCCAGGCTATCACCTCGCCAAGAGTCATGCCGAAAACTTCAGAGGGCGGCCAGTTAAAAATAACGGCAATATCAGCAACCAGATCATCGATCTGGTCAAACGCAACGGTGATTACTCGCTCTCCGTCTCCGCCACGTTCGACGCTCCAGGCTCCGGCGGATTCAAGAAAGGGACCAGAAGCTCTGCCAGCCCGATAAAGTCCAGAGTGTGCATTTCGTTGATTTCTTTTTGTGTCAGCGCAGGCGCGGTCACCCGCGTCAACAGCGTGGCAATTGAGTCTGCATCCATATTGGCAACGCGGATAAGATTCAGGCCGCGCAACGATCCGGCCTGACTGATGGCGCCGGTGATTTCCACCTGACCGATCTCACTGTCTTTACGAACTACCGGCTGCATCAGCGTGAACAGGTTTTTAGTTTTTTTAGCCATGTTAAAAATCTCCGGGTGGCATCTTTGCCACCCTCTGAAAGGTTATTAATTGCCCATGCCAAGGGCGGAGGTGATGCGGTCCGGGAACATGTTCTGACCGTTCTTTTTGTAGATGAAATTCAGCAGATCGATTTCGATAATGGGCTGATCATCAATGGAGAATTTGTAGTAGGTGGATTTAAAGGTGTAGCTTTCCTCCGTGTCTTCTCCCTGTTTTGAGTCTCCACCGTCGAGTTCAGTAAATCGCCCGCGCAGCTCTACCTCGACAAGCTGGCTTTCGCCATCAGTGAAATATTCACCCGCAAAGCGCAGCCGCGTGCCGTCAATTTCTGCTCCGTATTCGAGAAACAGTGCTTTGATGACACCACCAAATACAATGGTGGAATCCAGCGCGCCAGCCTCAAGGCCGAGATCAACACCGACCGCACCCAGCATGCCACCGCCCTGATAGTCCTCTATCTTTCGTGACAGTTTGGGGCGAGTGAATGAGGTCACTTTTCCCAGATAGTTGTCGCCGTTAACAAAGCAGCTAAAAAGCCGCAGTTTGTGAGGAACAGCCATTATTCACCCCCGAGCGACGCGAACGCCGGTTCGTAAAAATCATCAGTAAAGGTCTGGTATAGCGTCAGATCTTCAAGCGGCGGGACCGGGCTGTAGCTATAGCGCACAATCAGTTTTCCCTGGCGCAAATCCGTGGTGCCGTTGTCCAGCGTGTCATACCAGCATTCAGCGCCGATAAGCTGGCCGGCAGTGACTTTTTTGCTGAGCGCAGAGCGGATGCCGCTTACCACATCTTTCACGTTGGCCGGAGTGAGCGGGCTGTCAACAGAGGTAAATTGCGCCTCCGCGATACTGTCCGCCAGGATCTGCGCGGTACGGGTGAACACCTCGAAAGTGTAGGTTTCGGTATCCGTGGTGCGGTTGCCCCAGAAGCGGAAACCGTCACGCTTGATAAGCGTCGTGATTTCGTTGTTGTTAAGCTCGTTCGCGTCGCTGTCTTCTGCCTGTAATGCCCAGAAAACATCCTTCGAAATACCGAGAACGTTATTCACCACAACATTCGACAGCGATTTGTGCCAGCCTTGGCTGTTATCGATAGCGGCGCGCAGGCCGCAGGCGTAAGCCGGGGCGGGAAACGTTTCGTTATCATCCGTCAGGGGGTTGTAAGCGATAAAGTCAGGCCAGATCAGCATCAGCTCGCGGTAAGCGAAGGTTTTGCGATATGTAATAGCCTCCGCCATGGTCGCGCAGCCGTTACAACCGGCATAAACAAAAGCCCGAAGATTCTGGGCAATCACGCAAAGCTGTGACGTTACCTCCTCGGTGTCGTAGTCCGGTACCGCCAGGATGCGCGGACGATAGCCGGTTTTGGCTTCCGCCGTCAGCAGGGCATACATTCCCGTATAGCTGTCGCCATCTGTTCCGCCAATAACGGCCTGAGACTGGCTGGCGCCGTTACCGGAAGCCTCTTTAACCCGGACAATCACAACGCGCGGGCTGCACTGATCGGAAATGGCTTTGAGGGCTTTGTAAAGTGACCCGGTTTTACCTGCCTTGCCGAGGACGTTACGTACCCGTGTCAGCAGAACCGGCGTATTGAGCGGGAAGGTTTCCGGATCGGCGTCATCAGCAACCGCAACAATACCAATCACGCTGGAATCAATGTCATTGATTGCCTGCTGTAGGTCGGTATTTTCGCGAGAGCGGACGCCGTGAAAACGAGTTTCAGACATAAGTTCACCATCATGTTGCTCTTTGAGTTCAGGGCAATATTCAACGTTAAGTCTGCTGGCGTCGCCTGGTTGCCGGTCTGCCCGCTCGCTGACAACAAAAAGGGATTCAGCCCCGCGCGCGGGCATGGAATCATCAGTAAAAAACGGGGGAGTTATGTCGATAGCAGACACGCTGACAACAGCAGCCGACGCGTATGTAGAAAAATTAAGTGAGGTCGTAAAGACACCGGATTTTAGTATCACGTTGGGTGGGGTCGTCCTGACTGAACTGGCCGACCGAATCACCTCGCTATCTGTTAAAGATAACAACGGTTTTGATGCTGACCAGCTCACCCTGTCAGTAGATGACTCTGACGGGGTAACAGATTTACCCCCACGTGGTGCGGAGCTGGCGGTGTCCATCGGCTGGCTGGGTGAGGCGTTGATCTACAAAGGTCTCTACACCGTTGACGAGGTGGGGCATAACGGGCCGCCGGATGTTATCGACATCACCGCGCACAGCGCTGATTTTCGCGAAGAGATGAACGTCAGGAGGGAGGTATCTTGGCATGATGTGACGATAGAGCGGGTGGTATCGGCCATAGCCCGGCGTTATGACCTGAAGCCGATGATTAGCGAGGCCCTGATCGACATTGAGATCGACCATGCGGATCAGACCGAAGAGAGTGACATGTCGTTTTTAACGCGCATGGCGGAGATGTTGGGGGCCATTGCCACCGTGAAAAATGGCTGTCTGCTGTTTATCCTGCCTGGGGGCGGCGTCAGTGCATCTGGTAGGGCGCTGCCATCGGCTGAGATAACCCGTGCCAGTGGAGATCGCCACAGGTTCCGCATTGCCGATCGCGATGCTTACACCGGCGTGCGGGCGTACTGGCTGGATCTTAATTTCGGTAAGAAAAAACCGGTCAAGGTCACTAAGCGCAAAACAAATACTGCCAGAAAAAAGGCTGAGGAGAAAAGCAGCCGCCCGGAAGGGGATTATATGGAGGGCGCTGAAGGTAACGTGTATGTTCTGCGTAAAACCTATCAGAACGAAACGGCAGCCAGGCGCGCAGCTGCGGCAAAATGGATACAGCTCCAGAAAGGCGCGGCACAGTTTTCGATAACCCTGGCGCGTGGTCGCGCCGATTTATACCCGGGTATGCATCTGACCGTGTCGGGCTTTAAGCCTGAAATCGATCATCAGGATTGGATCATTGCCAGAGCGGAACATGTGATCGGTGATAATGGATTTACCACGAAAATGGAGCTTGAGGCGAAAATAAGCGACTGGATTGCAGAAACTGAACAGTAACGGCAATAATAGGCGTGAGTTCAACTCCCTATGGGAGATCATCATGTTTGTTTGTCCCTACTGCGGCGCAAACGCCCGTACCCGCACCAGCCGCCGTTTAAGCGAGTTCACCATCCGGCAATATCATCAATGCCAGAATCTTGAATGCAGTGAGTCATTCACGACACTTAACACCGTAGAGCGCCGAGTAACGAAGCGCTCAACCAGCGCAGATCCATTGCCGCCAGGATTTATCCCCGGCGACGCTTTCCCTGCTTCTCATTACGGGAACAGTCAACTTAGTCTTGCAGTATAAAAATAGCCCCCTGGAAAGGGGGCTATTCTTGTCAATGTGGTCGATATGTGGACACTTTTGAAATAAATCCTTTTATTTCAATTTATTAAATCCCAAAAAAAAGCCCCGTCGGGGGCGACGGGGAAAACTCATTGATTATGGAATGATCTGTTCTCTGGTCAGTTCGAGAACAGGGCTACTCTACGATGCAAAAGTGCAGCTAAAATGGAGAAACAGTGGAGATTCGGGACGAAAAAACGTTTTCATCAATTAAGGAGCAGAAATGAAGGGGATGATACTGATGCTGCCACTGGCGCTTGCCGGATGCGCGCAGACTCAGCCGACACAACCAGCACATCCGGTAGGGATGGCTAACCCGGCTTCGGTTTACTGTCAGCAACTGGGCGGGAAACAGGTTCCCATTCAAAGCCCGCAGGGCGTGCGCACCGAGTGCAAACTTCCTGGCGGGGAAACGATAGACGAATGGGAGCTCTGGCGCCGAGATCATCCGGCTAAGTCATAGCGCTTTCAGCCAGTCAGCAAGCACCTGGGCATGGTTCTGCCGGGTGTTTTTCGCCGCGTAGAGCAGCGTCAGCGTCTGCCGGTGGGCCAGCGCGGCCAGGCGCTCGCCTTCATCACGATGGGCCTCAAGCTCCTGGCGATAGCGCTGGCTAAAGTGGGCAAAATCGAGCGTCTCGCCGTGAAAAGCCTTACGTAAATCTGTCGATGGCGCCAGGGTTTTGCACCACTCAGCGTAATTGAGCGCCTCTTTTTTTATTCCGCGCGGCCACAGGCGGTCTACCAGTATCCGGTAGCCGTCGCTCTCTTCCTGCGGGTCATAAACCCGTTTACATTGAATCAT